GTGCTCCCCCCCGTGGGGGATGACCATATATGTGTTACCCCCCTAGAGAGGTTTTCAGCTTTTCCAGAGTATCCTGTTTCTTCCATTTGCGCCGTTTTCCCCTTCGATGTATTGCTTTGCTGTCTTTTTTTACGGTTTTTTCCTCCCCCATCATACGGGCAATCTAGCGGTCACTAGAAGATGGCAGTGGATTTCGGGCTGATTTGTGGTTACATTCCTAATTAGAGGGTTTTTCTAGGGGTGTTAACAGAGAAGAACAAGTTCTTCGATGTTTAACCCCGACGAAAAACAGAGGATTTCAACATCTGCCGTCGCATTGAGCGAATTACATTATGTGTCGGCTGTATCGGAGGATTAGAATGTCTGTTGAGCGTTTTGAACGTGACAATTGCTGGCATTGTTCGTTGGATTGTGGACGAATTGCAGAGTTATCAGCTCATGATGAGTGTCCTGAGTTTGTTTCAGGGGACGAATTGCGTAGTGTCAGTACGATTGTTGCTGATCCTCCTTGGTTGGAGCGTGGTGGTGGACGTATACAGAGGGGTGCTGACAGGCATTACAGTCTGTTGGGTGCTGATGCAAGTGTACTGGTGATGCGTGAGTGGCTGAAGGGCTATGAGGTGTCTGAGAACGCCCATATGTACCTGTGGGTGACTAACAACCACCTTGAGGACGGATTGAAGGTGATGCGGGAGGTTGGTTTCCGTTACATCACCAATATTTGCTGGGTTAAGCCTAGTTTTGGTCTTGGGTACTACTTCAGGGGCCAGCATGAGCTGTGTCTGTTTGGTGTACGGGGACGGGGCAGCCAGGTTAAGACTGGAGACAACGGAGTCAGTTCTATTGTCAGGGCATCGAAGAGGAAGCACAGCCAGAAGCCAGATGAGTTCTATGATCTTGTCGAGAGGCGTTCTGCGGGAGGGTATCTCTACATGTTCAGTCGCTCTGAGAGGGTGGGCTGGTACATGGAGGGTGACGAGGTGGGTTTGCTGTGATTGACCTGGATGATTTGATGGAGAGGGCGTACAGTGATCCAGCGGTGCTTCAGTATCTGTATGAGGCGCATTACTATCAGTACGAGAAGGTTGTCAAGAGAATCAAGGATGAGCATTTCGCTCGTCTTTCAAAGGAGGATAAAGATGGAAGGGGTTGATGTTTCGGTCAGGGTCGTGAAAGACCTGGTGGATTTTATATTTCGCAACGAGAGGTACAGGCACAGTCTTATCTCGGCGTTTGTCAGCGTTGGTGATGTTGGGTGGGAGGAGGCGAAGAGGGTGTTTGTTGAGGGCACTGGTGCTTGCTCCTCGGTAGCTGGGGCTGTCAGTTTCTACGGTCGGAGGATTGAGAGGCACGGTGTCGTGCTTCCTTCTGGTGATGAGCTTGGCGTGATGGTTGACGGTGTTCGCCTTGCTCGCCAGGCTGCTGTCATCCGCAGGAGGTATGTCCGTCGTAAGTCCGAGAAGCCGATCGGCGCGGCTGAGGAGTACTACCGCAGAGAGGGGTACTGGTCTCGATGAACTACGAGGTGTGGATCAGGATTGACAGGGAGACCAGGATGATGAGGGGGTGTGTCCTTCACAGCTCCATTGTTCAGGCTCATGAATTTGCTGAGGCTTACTGGGAGGGCAGGGCCTATGAGATAGACTGCAATGGTAAGACCGTGTATGTCAGTCCAGCGGCGGTGGCTATTGTGAATGGTGGTCAGTACGGTTTGTTCAATGTCTAGGTGTGGCAGGTGCGGTTTGTTTGCTGAGTATTCCTCTGACTATCCTGAGAGGTACAGTGGCATGTGCTTGTGGTATCAGTTCAGGCTTGAGGAAGACCAGGTGTGGGAGAGCCGTGAGTGCTCAGACTTTGTTGAGCGGATCCCGGATGTTGATCCGATTGGTCACTTCAGGTACAAGGTGTCCAGGGACAATCTTGGTAGCGCGTACCGAATCTCCACTTCAGCTCGTAGAAGAGCGAATCTCGGTCTGGTCATCTCCGTAGTGGGGATTGTTATTGCGGCTACCAGGTTTGTTCTGTTTCTGTTGGGCGGATAGAAGGGCACGGACACCCGACTGCCCATGCCCTGGGGCTGGTATGCCCTTCGTAGGCTTAATTGGAAAGGGCGAGGTCTTCACCCCGCCCGTTATACTCAACTCTCGGATTTTGTATAATCGTCTGAACCACTCGGAGCAGACACCTTATTATACAGTGGAAAGGTGTGTGGTGTCAAGGTGTTTGCGGTGTGCTATGATGACTTGAAAGGAGAATGACATGGCCAAACCAGACATGACGAAGACGGTGGAAGAGACCTTTGAGAAGAAGGACGAGGGAATAGAGGAGTTGCTCAAGAAGGATCAGCGGCAGCTTTCGGATGCTGAGAGGGAGAGGGTCGGTGATTATCTCCTCAGGGAGGCAGCAGAGTTGGCTATCGATCCTTTGTCCACGTTCGACCCCCAGCGCGTAGCTCCTCAGAAGCGTGGTGAGGAGCCTGCTGAAGAGGTAGGTAAGAAACCTTCCATGGCGGCAGCGGCGCGAACGGCATCTTCTGCGGCAGGCGAGAGGATGCCATCATTGGCGGAACGCACGGCGTCCAAGTCCCTGGACACGCTTACCAGGTTCGGAGAGGAGGTCGCAGACCTTCCTGCGGAAGCCTACCAGGCCAACATTGAGAGGGCTGCGAGTGAGAAGAGGAGGCTGGAGGGGCAGAAGCAAAGGCAGAAGGAGATGTGGAAGGGGCAGATTGAGCGAAGTGTTGAGGGTCAGCGGCAAGCCCCTGGTCAGGCTCCCCGAACCGACACGGAGTGGGAATCTCTCAGGAATATAACTGAGGAGATAGAGAGGCTGGAGCAAAGCAGGAAAGAATCGATGGATCCTGGCGAGGTCTATCATGAGATCCAGAGGCTCAAGGAGAAGAGGCGGAAAATGCCTGGCGGCAGGGAGTATGATCTGAAGGACGCCGACCTCACTGACGAGGGAGCCAGGACGAGCTACGAAGACTACCTGCTGAGGAATTGACATGGATGACAAATACGAAGATATGTCCTATGATGAGTTGATCGAACTTCAGAAAAAAGGGGACAGGCAGGCTGAAGGTGAACTGCTGCTAAGGGAGATGACTGAAGAGGAGCCTCCTCCAAGAATACCCAGGGGTGTCTCTATGGATAATCTTACCAACGAACAGATGGATGAGTTTCTTGAAGGCAAGAGAGGCTATACCCAGGGTAGGGACTATCCGAAAGGGGAAGCAGAGAAGGCGATGAAGGAGGAGGAAGAGTTCCAGGTAGAGGAGGATGTCTCGGCTATCAGAAGAAAGGATGACGATCTTGCCCTCCAGCAGTTCTCCAAGCTCAAGGACGCGGAGCTGTATGCCGACATGGCGGAGCAGTTGTATGGGGCAGGCTTTACTGCAGATGTGGTGGCAGGCATACTTGGCATGGGTGTTGCTGCGGGAGCATCGGCAGGCAAGGAGACAGTAGAGGGAGTCTTTGCAACCGCTGAGAAGATGGTCAAGGATCCGACACTGCCCCGTGAGTTCCTTCCCTATGACAGGGAGCGCATAATGAAGAACCTGCAAGACTACAGGGCGCACTACATGAAGCAGCCTGAGTATGTCGATGTCCCTGGTTCTTTTGTTCGGAAGTCGGCTGACGTTCCTACTGCCACTAGAAAAGCCAAGGCAGCGGAGAACATACTGGTTCGGATGGGTGACGAGGGCGTTGGGGCGAAAGTCGATAGATTTGTTCCAGTTGATGATCAGTGGAGAAGTCTTCCTCAGCCGGTGGAGGAGGTGATATCTTATCCCAATTATGCACCTACCAAACCCGTCTTCTTGCAACAGGCTGAGAGGTCATCAAGGAAAACCCCTATCGAAGGATATGAAGGTATGTCCAGCTACCTGAAGAGAAATGTTCCGAAGTCCACCTTCGGTGAATCGAAGATGGGAACCAGACCGTCAAGGAAGCCGACAGAGGTCAAGGGTGAACTGGAGATCCCAGGTTCCCCGGCAAGATATGAGGGTGTGCTCGGCATGGCCGTTCCAGGCTACGACGCCTACAAGGGAATGGAAGATGCGCAGCGGGGGAAGAGGACTGTCAGGGAGCAGCAGCAGGCTCTCTATGAATCAGCAAGTCCAAAGGTGCAGGAGATGATTGAAGATAAACTTATGGGCCCTGAGAAACCGAAGAGGGAATACTCTACTGACTATCGTTACAAGTAGCCGTATTCTCTGGGGGCCACGGCATGTCATGCCTTTTAGCCCACACCCTGGCGCAGTTCTGGACGCGGTTCCTGCCCTCCAGTCCTGGCTGCTGCCAGTCGTGCGCTATCTCCTTCCAGCTTTCGCCGTCTAGATTCTGCTGGTAGTACAGGAAGCCCCTGGTCAGGTTAAGTACCGGCCATGGAAGCCTTCGCTTTCTGCTGTATCTCAGGGCTGCGCTTCTTGCGCCTTCCAGGCTTGAGTATCCCAGGCGGTCTGCTATCTTGCGCCAAGTTATTCGGGTTCTCTGCCGAAGCAGGTACGCCCTCATTCCTCTCTTCAGGTTCGGATCCATCCATGACGGCTGCGCCACACCACCTCCTGCAGAAATGATAGCAAGTGATCATGGTTTTTGCAAGAGTTAATCTTTGAACTCGCACATTCCCCATCTGACGCAGGTCGGTTCTTCAGATGAAAACATCTCGAACTGCTTTCCTCCGTAGGCTGTCCTGCTCCACTGGACAACCTCGTCGATGCCATCCAGGCGGGGGAAGAAGGACAGTCTTTTGATGCCCGGCTTCTTTGCGCTTGCCAGCCGGTTGACGGTCTCCTCTAGATCCCTGATCAGATCCACCCTGGCATCGTCCAGGTTCTTGACCGCTGACTTCTTTACATACACGCATGGGTAGCAGCCCACCCTTGTCGAGCCGTTCAGGTACAGTCGGTTGGGCACGAGGTTCCATCGGCGGTGTATGTCGATGACCTGATTCTCAGTCCAGGCTATCAGCGGACGCCAGACCCAGCAGTCCCATCCGTCGTTCCACTCCCATTCAGTCATCTGGGATCGACGTGGGGATTCCTCCCGTCGGATGCCGACCAGGTTGACAAATTCAAAGTCAAGGCTGTCGAAATATTTAGATATGGGTTCGATCTTTAATTTCCGCGTACACCACTTGGCCGCCCCGGAAGGGAAGATTGTGTCGTTTATTATGTATCGGATCATGGGACTGTAGCGGCCGATCCTTGCCTCGAAACGCTCGACCTCCTTCTCCATTCCTGGGCGGATCTTGATGTCAGCCTGCAGCCTGGTGATCGGCCCGATGGTCTCCTCCAGTTTGTCCAAGTACTTGTAGGTGTCAGCATGCTCCCACCCAGTGTCCATGAACACGCGGTCGAAGTCGTCCTTCGTGTAGCCTAGTTCGAACAGATGCAGGCACATGGCTGTGCTGTCCTTCCCCCCGCTGACCGATACGATCGGTCGCGCATTAGTCAGTCTCTCGTCAGTCATTGCCGCCCCCCTGAAGGCATGAATTACACCTTCCGCAGGGCACACCGCAGTACGGTTGGTAACAGCTCCATGCCAGGTATTGAATTGGTTCTGGTATCATGACGAGTATTTGTTTCCTGGTCATGTTGATTAGAGGCGCAGCTACTCCGACCCCGTCTTTGATCAATATGTTGAGGGCGTGTATGAAGGTGTCCCTGCAGTCCCAGTAGTGCTCGTCGTCCTCTTTGGTGCATCCTATCCATATCTGGTTGTAGTCTCCACTCTGTGAGGCGTTCAACGCTGCGGCGATAAGCATCAGGTTCCTTCCCCTGACCACCCTGGGCCCTGGCTCACCTATGCCGCTGTCCAGCGGTGAGCTGTTTATTTCCATCTCCTGCAAACGCAGTTTGCATGATCCTGCAAACGCGCTGTATATCTTTCGCACTGCTTCCAGTTCCTCCCGGGCGGCTGGATGGTCGTACTGTATGTGCAGCAGCAAGGGGTCTAGTCCCCTGGTTACAGCCATGACGGTAAGCGCCAGGCTGTCTATTCCACCGCTGCAGAGTATGATCGGTCTCGGCTTCATGACTGCTCCCTCTTCTTTGCAAGCTTGTACTCTGGCACAGACCAGAGCATCTCCTGTATGACATCATCAATTGTCTGACCCCTGATGTTGGCAAGTGTCTCACAGGCGCAGACGAAGTAGTCAACCCTAGGGGTCTGTCCACCCGCCCACCTGTTCAGGGTGCTGTGGCTTGCGCCGCAACGCCTGCAGAAGTCCAGGTAGCTGACACCCAGTCCCTTCAGTATGTCCATTATCCTCTGTCCGAAATTCATTGTTCGCTCCTTATGTATTTTTGCTTTATTGTGTTGAAGTCCCTTGGGAACATGTCTGATTCCAGCATCATCAGCTTCTGCGTCATCAGCCTTGCAGTGTCCTCGAATATAGCCATGCCGCTGCCGTCGAAACTGTGGGCGCGACCGTTTATGCAGATGTCCATCCTCCTGGCTGTGTTTACCCTGCCGACATGGCACAGCACATCATTCCTTGTGCAGAGCTGGGCTATCCATGGTATTGACGCCAGTTTGAACTCCGTCGATCCTCCGATGAAGATGCCGATTCCCCTGCTGCAGAAGGGTTCCAAGTCCTCCTCCACCATCCCGTCCTGGGCGACGATGAGAAGGGGCAGACCGTCAAGCACGCCTATCCACCTGTCAGCCTGATCCAGCGTGGCGTCCTTGTCGCACAGAACATCGGGTATCACCACCCAGTCAGCTCTCTCCCCGTACCTGTCAACATCCCGCATGAAAGGGTCTGGGTCGAATGGAAGCTCCCTGTTGCCGTAGACAAACGCGCCGTTGTCGATGGCGTACCCCAGGCATTTGTTGACATCAGCACCGTTGGGTCGGAAAGGCGACAGCAGCCACCTCCATGGATACTGACCGAGCCACCTCTCGTTGACCTTGTTGGTGCTTGCCGCCATATACGGAATGATGTGGGTGTAGCGGTCAGTCATCTCAGGAACCATCCCACTGGGCGGTTTTCCTCGACGAACTCACGCCTGTCCAGAGGCTCCTCACCCCTGGAGATGCGCAGCTCATCCCGCCTCTTTGCATTGGCGTCCATAGCCAGGACGTGTTTCAGATAGAAGTTCTCGCCGCCCCTCTCAGCCTTCTTCCTAGACAGGTTCAGCCTCCACTCCGATATGATCGCCTCACTTGGCAATACTGGGTTCGCACTGTCAGTCAACCACCACTTAATCACCTTGGGGCTTTCCGACGCCCAGTCAGTGAACGTCTGGTGGTGCTTCGTGCCCCGCTTTATCCTCTCCCTTCCAGCCTCGCACTCGCAGGCTAGCTGAAATTTATCCGCATCCACATAATCCCCATGTATTGGGCTGTGCTTGCGAACATGCATAGCGCCGAGCCTGAATCCGCCATTGCAGTCTTCGCAGTCCTTGAAGTCCCTCTCCTCCCTCTCCCTGTCTCGGTGGCTGTAGTTATTCTTCATGTATGTGCTGACCTGCGCCAGGGTCGGGAAATAGGTTCCCTCGTAACACGCCATGAACTCCTTGATGCCCTCCCTCAAATGCTCGTTGAGTATCCTCTTTTGAATTTTAACTTCGTTTTCATCGTATAAGTCCTCGAATGCGTAGAACCATGATTCCTCCGCGCCGTTGATCCAACTCAACTGCTTGTCATAGTTGTGAGAAGCCATGAAATTGTAAACGATAAGCCACATGCACTCGCTGATTGTTTCTTGATCTGCCATTACGTTATCCTCTTGTAGATTTTGCGTTTTCTTGGTTGTTGTTCCTGCGGTAAAAGGGTCTGGGGTGGAAGGGCTGACATCTTCTGCGGCTTGCGCTTCCACTCTTCCGCGTCCTCCAGTAGCCCACCTGCATTCTTGCTGTTCAAGATTGATTCAATCTTGGTGTTGTTTTCAGTCCACCAGTTGTCGCCAAGAAAGACGTAGTCTATTATCAGCTTGCACTCTTCAACTGTGTGTACCTTCAAGGCGCTTCTTATGGTCTTGACCTGCGCCTTCCTTATTGCCTTGGCTGTCTTCTTGTGACTGTGCCAGTGATTGTAGACCTCGGCTAGAGACTTGCTTATGTGAGCCTCCACCACCCCTTTGCCGACACCGACATTTAATAAATTAATATTTTTATTAATAGATGTACTTGTTCTTTTACTTTTACTGTATAGGGGCTGCTGTGTCGCCGTTTCGCTGGGAGTTGTAGGAGGAGGGTGGTCGGTTTCTGGTACAGAAGTGGTCGGAACCTGGTTGTTTTCTGGTTGTCCTTTGGTTGGAGTTTGCTCTACACCCCCCATATAATCGTGTCCGATTGGTACAACTTTGGTTCTCGTCTTTTTAAAGTACTGGTCGGCGAATTGGTCAACGTCTTTCTGTAGCTGTCTGACCTTGTGCCTTGACCAGCACAGAGCCTTGCTGATCTCCCTCTGTGACGGCTCTCTCCTGAGCAGTATTCTCTGCGTCCACAACCAACTCCAGGCTTCGGATTCCTTCGCTGGTTGTCTGTAGTCATCACGCTCGCTCACGTATTTCATGGGTAGTGGTATCCACATTATTCCTCCAGTATGTAGATGTCTATTGTTGTTCTTGGTTCCTCTTCCTTGGCGCAGTACATCTTCTCTGCGATGAACGTGCAGTTGTGTTTGTCGTCCTCCCAATAGCCAGCATCGTTTATGCTGTCCTTCACAAGCTTGACCAGGTTGTCCAGGTCGGGCTTGGTCTGCTTGGGAATCTCCTCCGACGGATCCTTTTTCCTCTGGAGCCTCTTCGGTCGCCCGTGCCAGAAACGGCACACTATCATTACGGGGCAGTCCAGCTCAAACGGCCAGCCCTCTTCACCTCCTAGATGATCCTGGAAAGCCTCGGCTATCCTTCTCTGCGCCCTCCTTGTCTTAAGGGGGGTGAACGTATGCGTCCTGGTGACCCTGGGTCTTCCCTTCGCCATCGGCTCGCCGTCAATCTTGACACTGTCTATGCAGATCCAGCGCCGACCGTTGATGACGGCTTTGCCATCCTCCATGCTGATGTTCATTCTTCGCCCCTGTACTCGATCTCCCATGCGTCGATGGGTACTTGCTTCTGCGTCACCCGCCTGATGGCTCTGCGGTACGCCATTATTGGTCTGACTGGAGCTGTGGTGTCCTCCAACCAGAACCACATACCGTTTATCTGTTTGATGAAACGGTATCCCTTGATGTCGGTGCATCGCCTGTTCATCGACCTTCGGATCTCGTCCAGGGTTGCTGTACTAGGCTTGTCTGGGTTCTTCTTTTGACCGCCCATCTGGGCAGCCCACTTCTGGAAAAGATGGTGTCCAAGCGTTGTTGTCTTGGTTGTCATTTGTACCTCCTTGCAGGTCTTACATAAACTCTTAGTAAAGGTAAACCAAAATATGTCCGAAGTCAACAAAAGAGTTGCATTTATTCTTACACAATATAATATGTAAGAGCAAAGCAAACCTATAAGGAGGATTTATGGCTGCAAGAACAAAGAAGAATACTTTCAGGGATCTATACAAGATTAACGTGGACGAGTACGTCCTGATGAAAAAGGGCGGCAAGTTCCAGCCCAAGTACATAAGCTGGTGCGACGCCTGGGCACTGCTGAAGCACGACCACCCAGATGCCACTTGGCAAGCGTATGAGAATCCAACGTCTGGCATGCCCTACTTCGTATCGCCAGACGGCTGCGGGGTGATGGTAAAGGTTGGCGTTACGGTCGGCGATGTGGAGATGATATGCTGGCAGCCGATCATGGACGACAGGATGAACGGAAAGAAGGTGCAGGCAGTGACCTCCCGTGACATCTCGGACACCATACAGAGGGCGCTGGTCAAGGCTATTGGCTTGCACGGGCTGGGTCTGGAGCTATGGAGCAAGAATGAAAGGCAGATCCGCAAGCACATGAACAGCGAGCCTAAGCAACCTGTGAAACTGGAATCTGTGCAGCCGCCAAAGATGCTGTCCACCCAGCACCCGTCGTGGGACAAGGACAGGTCTAGGTTCCAGGGGGTTCTGCAGCGGATGAACAAGTGCTACGGCGACCTTGTGGTGTACCTGGAGATGGAAGGAAAACCACGACCAAGCCAGATGGATCAGGAGACACGGAACAAGTGCGTGGAATGGCTGGAAAAAGCGGAGCAGCAGTTCCTGGCGATAAGGAGTTGACATGGCTATTCACTTCATAGATACAGAGACCACGGGTCTGGACGCTTCAGTCCATGAAATAATCGAGATTGCGATTATCACCGACTATGGTGACGGTCGTGTTGAGACATGGTCTTCGCGGGTCAAGCCGAAGCGGATAGAGGATGCCGACCCCATGGCGCTACAGATCAACGGGTACGACTCTGCAAAGGAGAAGTGGGACGATGCGCCGACTTTTGAGGAGGTCTACCAGGATCACTTGTGGAACAAATGGCGCAAGGGCGACATTGTCGTCGGGCACAACATTGCGTTTGACGCCGAGTTCTACCGCGAGGAGTGCAAGAGGATTGACGCTCCTGATACATTTCCGTGGACAAAGATCGATACGGTGACATTGGTGCATGAGCATTTAATGCCTATGGGGCTGAAGTCACTAAGTCTAGACAAAATAAGGACATTTCTGCATTGGAGCAGCAAGGGAGCGCACACTGCTCTGAAAGACGCTGAAGACTGCAGAAGACTTTACTGGTGTCTATTAAGACGCCAGCATGACAACACAATCACAAAAGGAGAAAAAAGTGAGTAGTGAAAATAACCATTGGAGCATGAAAGACAGAGAGGACTGGACTCAGGATGACTGGGATCAGTTCCAAAAAGAAACAAACAACCAGCCAAGGAAAATAACAATGGCAACGTACTGCAAAGAAGTCGAAGAGGCGGTGGAAAGCGTACTGCCTGCGATCACACTTGAGTGGGTGGAGGCAGAGGCTAAAAAAGCCGAAGCTCATCCAGACTGGGATTTGAATGTCGGAAGGTGCATGCAGCTACTCTTCAGGGTGATGATGCAGCAGAACAAACATGAGGTCATTGTGACTGACTTCATGTATATGGTTGATAAGTACGCCATTGGCGTAACCCTCCATGACGTGCCCTGCGATCTTGATCAGGCGTATGCGGTTGCTGGATACATCCGCCACCCTGTTAAGAAAGTAGAACTCGATCCCCTGCCGTTCTGATGTTCGAGGTGTACATAGCAAGGAGGGAGGGCAAGACCCTGACCCCGCAGACCAAGGTCAGGGTCGAGTACCCCTCGATTGAGGAGGCTCTCAAAAGCGCGGGGAGGCTCATAGCTGGGCTTACGGGAAACAAGATCCGTGCCCGCAACGCCACCCTTCGCGGCTTCCATCCCGCCGACTGCATCATCGTCGAGGATCCAGACATGGATCTGGTCGCGGTGATTCCAGGCGGCGCGTTGGTGGCAGAGGACGGGTCGGTCAGGGACGTGGTGACAGTGGCTACGACGATACACCACGGAGAGGCTTAGAAACTCCTGGGGTTGATCTCGATCTCATGGAGTTCGACTGGCTCCCTGTCGTCGTATCCCCACTCCTCCACATTCCTGGCGTTGGGATCGTCTATCAGCAATTTGGTTTCTGGGTTGAGGTCTATGTTGACCTTCAGCCCAGTGACCGCCGTGACGGGGACTTCACGTACCCAGGAGTCGTTGACTATCCTGCAGAACTGCGCTTTGAACAACCGCTCGATGCTGCCGACCGTGTGCCACGGGCACAGGAAAGACTGCGCCCACCAGGCGGGGCAGAGCTTTGCCAACAGTTCAACGCTGGACTGATAGATAGCCTGGCAGGCTTGGCGGTTGTACAAGGGCAACCGGTGCTCGATGAAGGCAGCCAGTTCGATCAGGTCTGCCGCCGTATCTGATTCCAAGGCAAGCACCAAGCTGAACAGTACGGCATGCTGCACGTTAGGAACCCTCGGCGTCACCAGGTCACCCTTAGTCCAGTCGGGCGACACAGCCTTCGCGTAGTACTCCATCCCCCTTTTCCTGCCCATGCTTGCGGCGTCCATTATCCTCTTGGTCACCAGCTCACGGCAGATGTGCCTGTACCTCTGGCAGGCCTGGTGCATCGGTTCGACGATCTGTTCTGGTGTAAGCCTGTCCACTATCAGACGGGAGAGCGTGTCCGCCCATATGACAATGCCCTCCTGCACCATGTCACCAAGGGTGGGTGCTTTCTTCGGCAGTTTGAATCCTTCTAGCCTCCAGATACGACCGTTGCGCCCCAGGAAAACCCACTTGTGTTTGCAGCAGACGAACACGTCGTGCGTTGTCAGCCCGATCTGCAGGGGCCCGCACAGCACCAGTGGCAGGTACATCCTACGTCCAGAGACCTTTCTGTGGTATAGTCCGCATCTCATTCCCCAGCTAGACTGCCTTTCGGAATGTATCATTCCTTCGCTGTATCTTTTGTATACCGTAATATGGTTCTCTTTCCAACGGGCATCAGTGTCTTTTGCAATGGGCATTTGTAATCTCCTAGACCATGTATCGTTTCGGGGGTAATATATGTTTTGGGGGTGTACATTTTGACGCGCAAGGAGTTTTGGTTTCGCTGGCCGTTGGTACTGTCTTTTTCAAGATTGACAGCTCCAGACTTTTGTTCGGGCATTGGATACTCCTACTACTCATACCGGCAACTTGCCAGGTATGGAAGGCTTCCAACCAAGGAAACCATAGAGACCTGGTTGCGTGGTCTCAATATACCGTTATCTATATTTTACGGCGAACTCGACATCATGTCTGATTATTTGGAGAGAAAATGGCAGAATACTCAGAGGCTGCAAAGAAACTGCTATCAGTCTGCACCCGACTACAGAACATGTTCAAAGGCTCCAGATACTATGAGACAGTACAGACCGAGGCTGCTGACGGGGTCATTTTCCGCTGGGAGTATCGGTATGGAAAATTTGAATGGTACGACACGGAACGGGGATGGCAGAAAGCGGTGAACCCGCGAGACCCGTCGATGATGGCTCGCCTGATCACGGTCGTTCCGTACCTGCACAGGGCGGCGGTTGAAAAAAAGGGGGCTGTGGCAGACGCACTTGATGCGGCTGCGTCGGCAGGAGAGGAGTACCTGCAGGAGTGGTCAGGAATTAATCGTGATTTCCATGAAGAGGAAACTTCGGATTATGAAGCACTTGCCAGCGGCGTCAACGAACTGTAGCGGATAGGCGTCGAGCTTGCGCTTTGTCACGTCAATGATGAACCTGTCCAGTCTTTTCTGGTCGTTGAAATAAATCTTTTTCTCACCGCTTCCGTACACCAGGGCTACTTCGGCGTAGTACTTGGGCTGGGGTGGGTTTGGTGATGACTTTGGTTTTGATGAACTGGATCCTGCTCTTGCCATTGTGCCCTCCAGGCTAATAGACTATGATGTAAGCATATCATAATGCAGGAGCACTCAAATGGCAATTGACGAAAGATTAGACCTCCAGACATTCAAGGGGCAGAGAACGGCTGTGCAGGACTTGTTCATCAAGTTTCTCGGCGCGGAGATAGACTCAGACACGGTTCGCGGCGCGACGACGCTGATCAGGGAGGCGAGGATGATACTGCAGGCGGAGATGACAACCATCCCGAAGGAAAACCCCGCCATGAAAAAGAAGATAACTGAGAGCATCACCCCCAACGGGCCGTTCCCCAGGCTTATCAAGCCTCTATGATCATACCTCCAGAACATCCCGACTTCTGGAACCCCGCTGCTTTTCTGCCGATGCTGCAGATCAGAACAAAGTCCAAAGGTCTGCAACCGTTCAGACTATGGGATCACCAGATGATCCTTGCTGCAGCGGTGCAGGCTGCATACGCACAGCAGAAGTGGTTGGTGCATATCAAGCCACGCCAGGAAGGCTCGTCTACGTTTTTTACTGGTGTTGCATTCCAACACGCGGCGTTCCGTACTGGATGCCAGGTCGCCATCATAGGTCACAAGAAAAAGAACGCAAAATCCCTGGCTGAGATTGCTAACCGCTTCTACAAGTCGTGCCCTGCCAGCATACGCCCTCGCCGTCATGGAAAGCTGCAGAGGACTTTGGAGTTCCCTGACATCGACAGCAAACTCGACGTAGCCTCGGTGCAGGATGACGAGCCTCTCCGTGGTGAGACCGTCCAGGTAGTGCTAGGCACTGAGCTGTCTTCGTGGCAGGAGGAGGGTGGCGACGAGGTGTGGGCATCCGTGCTGAACGCAGTGCCAGAAGACGGCGGTTTCTTCGTGGCGGAATCTACACCCAAGCACCACGGTGATCAACTCCACATGCTGTGCATGGCAAGCGAAAGACCAGACAGCAAGTGGATGAAGGTGTTCATACCCTGGACAATGATAGCTGAGTACAGCAAGCCTGTTCCCCCGAAGTGGAAGCCCTCTAAGGTCATCCAGGAATACTGGGACGAGTACCCGATGATAACCCCTGGTCAGGCTTACTGGATGCAGGTCAGCGGTCTGCAGAAGTGCAACAGGAACATCGAGAAGTTCAAGCAGGAGTATCCGATCAACGAGTACGACTGCTGGGCAATGACTGGCGATGCCGTCTATGACCAGTCTATTCTCAGGCGATGGCTGCAGGATCTGGACGGAGGCACTGGTCTCGGCATCGAGACCGACCCCTGGGTGCAGTTCCAGGAGCCTGATCCAAAGGACAAGTACATCATCTTCGTTGACCCCGCTTCATCCTGGTCGGAGAGAGACCACTACGGAGTGGTCATCCTCAACATCAGCACGTGCGAGCAGGCTGCAGAATACCTGGGGCATATGAGCGCCTATCAGATGGCGCAGAAACTTGGCGAGTGGGGAAGGCGGTACAACGAGGCGATGATCTATGTGGAGGCGAACGGTGTTGGCGAAAGTGTTCTATCTCATCTTGTGGACAACCCTAATATTAGCTATAGGCGTGTTTTTCATCGTACTCCAAGCAGGCATAGCCGTTCTCGCTCTCGCACCCCAGGTTGGTGGAGCAGCGTGAAGACCAAGCGCGAAGCCGAGGGGTACATGCAGCAGCTCATCGAGGATGAATCCGTCACCATACACAGTTCCAGGAGCCTGCGTCAGTTGCTGACATACCGTGGGCAGTGGGCTGAGAGGTCGAGGGATGCCAGCGGCGGTCACTACGATCTCGCTACGGCGTGGGCTGGAGCGTCCTGGGCGTACATGAATCACCGAGGATCCAGTTGGAAGCAGAAGAAGAAAGACCCAAAAATATTGGCGGCAGAGGCGTTTCGTCGGTTACAATCTCGAATAGATGGTCTGGCAAGTCAGCCCAAGAATACTCCATGGGGAAGTCACTTATGACTGAGGACAAGAAGAACGAGTTTGCCAAGAAGGCGGCGAGGCTGATGTCTCACATCAATCATGCGGAGGAGCACTACAGAAAGCATGTTGCTGTGGAGGATGCTCGCAACCTCGCATATTGGAGGGGCCAGTTCTGGGAGGGTGACGGAACGAGTCCTTTTCCAGAGCTTAGCAATTACAACGCGGAGCAGAATGAGGTTTTTCCCATCATCGACACCATCATTTCTGCCCTCGCATTGGATTTGCCCCAGTGCGAAGTCTTGGATGCGCGTCAGCGATCATACGAAATTCCACAAAGAAGCGAGGATATAACCTTCTCAGGGCGGCGCATAGCTGCGGTTCTGAATTGGATGGCTGAAAAAGATGACATGGATGAGATGTCAAGGGAGGCAGTTCTCCACGCGATGCTCTTTTCCTCTGGAGCCATCCGCAAGATAACCTGGTCTAGGGAGCTGGGGCGTGTGATATGGCGGCTGAAGATGCCGTGGGAGGTTCAGTTTGACTCTGTGGCTCGGCGCATCAGCGACATTTCATGGGCTTCGGAGAGGTTCATCCTTCATGAATCACAGGTCAGGGCGAGGGTCGAGGACGGTTCGTACACACTTAGCGGCAACAGGGTCATCAAGCCCGACACCTATCCCAGGAGCCTGATCGAGGACTACCAGTCAAACGACCAGGAGCAGGAGATACGCCGCAAGGGAATGAAGGAATATGTGACGATGCATGAGTACTGGGACTTCCGTGAGAAGAAGCTGTACCACATCCACATGGGAACCAAGCAGATAGTGATGGAGACCGCCGCGCCCTACGGCAATCCATACGATCAACTGTGCTTCCACCCTGGTGTGGGACGCATTCGAGGCATCCCTGATGCTACCCTGATAGCCCCTCTGCAGCAGGACATCAATGAACTGGTCAGTGCCAGGAGAGAGATAGTCCGACGCCTGCCCCGCCGTATGTTTTACGACAAGGCGATGTTCCCTTCGGAGGAAGATGCCAGTCGCTTCATGAAAAGCGCAACCTGGGAGCCAGTACCTGTCGAGACCGACGGTCAGTCGCTTGTGGGTGACATGATCTTCGTGACCCCTGAGATGCCCACCACCTTCGACTTCAACAACCATCTTGGACAGGCTTCGGCGCACATCAAGAACATTGCGGGAATGGCTGACTTCCAGCGTGGCGAGGTCAAGAACATCCGTACAGCGGCGGAAGCCAATATGATTCAGATGTCGATACAGGGCAGGATGCAGGTGCGCACCAGGCTGCTGGTCAAGTTTATCCAGAGAGGTTTCGACAAGGCAGCGGAGATCACCCGCTGGTGTCTGGCGAATCCAGATGCTTCAGGAATAGACCTGGCTATGCTGGCTATGCAGACGCAGCTCGACGCCACACCAGAACTTCTGGCCAGGGACTTCCTTGAGAACATGCCGAAGTTCCGAGTGCTTCCGTTCAGTCCGCTGATGGAGGACAAGGTTGTCAGGAGACAGCAACTCGTGGATCTTCTCGGGTCACTCGCACAGACACCTTCAGGAGAGGAGGTGGACTGGAGGGAGATAACCAAGGAACTAGTAGAAATGTTCAACATTCGCCCCTCTATTATGAAGGAAGAGGCTGAACAGGACGAGCCACAACCAGAACAGATGCCGCCGATGGCAGGCATACCATTCCCAGGAGCATAAGATGCCTAACTACTACGGAAACGACGACAACCCCCACAAGAAGTCCAAGAAGGAATCCATATCGATCATCCTGCTTGGAGCACCAGACCGCATGAAGGGTGACGACAACTACGACATGCCTCCCGAGGATTATGCGATGAGCATGATGGACGAGGAGGATAAGCAGGCTATGGACGAAGGGGATATGTCGGAGATGCCCGAACTTCCTGTCAAGGAGATCATGGCTGCGCTGTCCGACTTCGACATACCCGAGGAGTTGCTGTCCAACATCGAGATGCACCTGAAGGGCGAGGGCTGCTGATGCCTCTCTACTACTACGCCTGCACCAGTTGCGACCTGGTCACCGAGCACCTCGTCGAGGTTGAGGAACAGGAGAAGCCGCAGATATGCGGTTGCGGAGGGCTGTCCAACTACCTGCCGCAGCTACTCAGGTTTCGGCATGTGGGCCCCGTGTTCGCCGACTTGCTGGAGATTGAGGACAAACTCCTCACGAACAAGCAGAAGAAGGCGGGGATGAGGATCCGCGACGGTCGCGATGTCAAGAAGTGGGAGAGGGACAACAAGCTGACAGTCTGCACCGAGCAGGAGATGAAGGATGGCAGGGAGCACAGCCTTGACATTGCGGCAAAGCAGAAGAAGGTGCTTGCTGAAGGAGGCAATGATGCGTGGGCTGCGGAAGTGGATCGTATGGACATCACGTCCGCCACTGGATGGAGTGACGATCAGTACCGCCGCTGGAAGACGATGACAGAAACAAAACAGAAAGAGGTTATGGAAAATGGCGATACCGAGTGAAGATGAAATGGCGGCGATGGATCTGCCGGAACTTGAGGCGCTGCTTTCGCAGAAACAGCAGGAACTATCAACAGCAATAGAGGAGTTTGAAATGCAGCCTGAAACAGAACAGATTGAAGAACAACCAGTCGAGGAACAAATGGATGCGCCCGCACCGCCTGTCGAGATGGACGAGTTCGGCATGGGAATGACGCCTGAGCTGGTGCAGTCAGCCACAGCCAAACTGGTGGAGGCAGGCATGCTGGATGCGGCTACCTCTGAAATTACGCCAGAGCTGATCGCCAAGATGCAGGAGATCGCCGACCAGATTGATCCAGGCTTGTACGACTTATCTCAACCCGACCAATTAGAGGAGTTTATCAATGGAATTAACAACGGAACAATCGAACTTGCCCCAGCAGGAGCAGCCCCAGCAGGACAGCCAGCCGAGCCTCTCCTTCCGGGAGGAGCCGCAGGAGGTCTCGGAGGAGCAATCCCCGCAGGTCTCGGAGGAGAGCCAGCCCCAATCATCTGACGATCCTGCAGTAGAGGATCTGCAGCAGCAGGCGGAGGCTCTTGATGCGGCGCAGCCAGAGGCTGTAATAGATGATCAGCCAGAAGCCTTTACATTTGAGAGCTTCGACGACATAGATGTCGCCTCGATTCCAGATGACGCACGGCGCTATGTGGAGCCTATACTGAGCCATGTCAAGGGCATGCAGGACAACCTGGAGGCTGAACGCCTTGCCTATGAGGACATGACCACACAGTATTCCACGTTAATCAACAATCTTGACGAGGCAGCGAGAGGCAATCTGGAGCCGATTATACAGGAGTATCAGACGGTTCATGGTGCTTTCACACAGGTTTCCACAGAAAATGTCTCGATGGCTCACAAGTTATTTGAATTGGAGTACTCTGAGTACGAGAGTCAGAGCGATGACGTGAAGAGTGCCTTTAACAAGGCATTGACGCACCCGTCGTTCAATGATCGCTTCGAGGGAGAAAATCTCTATGAGAAAATGGTTGACGCATACAAGATCACTGTGTACCGGAAAGGAGGAATCCAGCCCGGTCAGAAACAGCAGGCTCAACAGCAGCCTGTTGCGGAGGTTGCTCCTGTTCGTAAACCTGATCCCAACGCGGCGAAACAGGCTCTGGTATCAGGCGGGGAAATGGCCCCAAATATGCCGACGCTTAACCTTCAAGAGATGTCATATGACGACATTCTCGCGAGGGGAGAGCATCTTCTTGATCTGTAATTTAAATAAAGGAAATTAAAATGGGCTTACTAGAATATGCCAACTTTACCGTACCTGATGTTGTAAAGAAGTCGATACCTTCTTTCTACTCGAAGGATCCGCTTCTTGAAGCCCTGCGCTCCAAGAACAGAGTCGTTCGATCAGGTGGAACCAACGTCCGCATACCGCGTATCAAAAGCGGTCACTCAGACATCACCCAGCTTGACGGAACCAATCTTGAGATTCCACTCGCCAAGAAAGAGACCTTCGATTTCGCTTACGGCGACTGGGCACGTGTTGTCAAGCCGATCATCCTGCCTCACATCGACAGGGATCGCATGCAGTCGAATGCCGATAAAAAGCGCTGGGTCAATGACACGACCGCTGCCGTTCTGCAGTCATTCCACAACAGTGTTTCACGCCAGCTCTATGTAGGTGATGTAGCGACGTTGACTGGACTGGGAACACTTAACGGTGGTAAGACTGGTTTGTCTTCTAGTGGTTTTGAAAATGGAGCCTTGCAATTTGAGACCCCGACTGCACAGGCTGCGGCAGGTGTCACATACATGAACCTCACCCGTGTCGAGGATACGACCAACGACGAGGACAACTGGTACAACCAGTTCGAGGCTCACACTGGATTTGGAACTGATTATATGGAGGTTGCTGAAAGATTGAAGATCACCGCCGACAGCTATGCTGATGACAGTGAGGGCATCTCTCTTGGTGTCACCTCTATCACCAACCATGTAGCCATCGGGGATGCGATCAGGACATACGGAACGATGAGCGGTCTGATGTACCGCCCTGAAGACCTTGACGCTGGCAAGGCGCACAAGACCGTGCATGTCATCAACGGTGTGAAGTACTTCTCCAACCGTTTCATGACCGACGCCCGCATCACTGCCGCTGGTAACACTGGTGACGCTGACTTCGTATATCTTCTGAACCCTAACGGCATCCAGTATTGGGTCAATGCTAACAACGACTTCCGCGTTACCAAGTTCACTGATCATACTATGCATGGGAACATGGATGCTGATATCGCATACGTCTTCCTGGAAGTTCAGTTCGCCGTCAATAACCCACTCATCCAAGCATGTTCTTGTGACGTGCCATAATTAGGAGTTGAAATGAGTAATGTAATTAAAGCAAATCCCTTGTACTCTGGTGCAGACCAACCAGCAGTCATTGGAAAAATCTATGAAGAGTTGTTCACTGATAGTAGTGGAAATACAACCACACGATATATCAGATGTTTCAAAGCGTCTGGTGCTATTGCGGCTGGTGATGTGCTTGGTTGTGCTGCTGCCAATGTTAATGAGATGTATAGCACTGGGTTGGCTGTAAAGTCACCTGCTGCTGGTCTGGAAATTGGCAAAGTCTATGGCGTAGCTATAGCGGCTGTAGCTACAGGCGAATACGGATTTTGTGTTTGTCGCGGGGTTATTGAAAGTGTTTCTGCTAATAGTGGTGTGTCAGAGGGCGATTTGCTGGCTACCCATTCCACTACTGGAATGGTGACTAACCTGACGATTGCTGCTGGGCTATCTTCTCAGATTTTAGGCTATTCGATGAGTGCTACATCTAGTGCTAGCGTCACAGCATATATTAGTTTGATCTAATGTTCGGAACTCTTGCGGATATTCGCAATGAGTTGAGAGTTCGTCTGGGTCTTCCCGATAGGGGAGACTCAGGCGATACTCGCCTTAATACAATTATCAATATGGCACTCAGACAGATGTGGTCTGAAATGCCAAAAGCCCTGTTGTCTCAAGAGATGAGATTCATGTTGGAGAAGCCGACATCGACAGGGTTCAGGAACCCAGGCGCGACGGTGGCTAACACCAGGACTTCAACCGTGCTGTTCGACGGTTCCACTGACAACAGGGTGCTCTACCAGTATCCCGTGTATGTAACAGCCTCCACCACTGCGGACTACGCCTCCGACACCCTGTGGCCGACAGACGGCACGTTGAAGGGAAGGACAGTTGAAATACTGGTGGACGGCACATACTACTACAGAAGAATTCAGGACGTGTACAATTCGGTGAGGATCAGTTCGACCACACTGACGAACGCCGACGGTACGACGACCACCTACACCACCTACAACCAGTACCTTGTGCTGGATCATCCGCTGGACATCACCGCCAACACCAGCACGGGGTACGACTACAGGATCTTCACAGCCGAGTACCCGTACCCCGCCTCGGTGCAGCAGATAGTCGATGTGATCATTGACCCTGACAGCAACCCGCATCCCTTGGCGAATTCTGCCTGGCAGGCAGACCTTACGACATACAGATCCACTATTGGTTTCCGTGCCAACGGCAAGCCTGAGCTGTACTGCAGGGGAGACTTCTTTCAACTCGAATCTCCCAACTACGCCCCGAAGGTCACAGTCCCTCCGACAGACAAGTCGGACAAGTGGGGCTTTGATTCCTCGGCTGGTGAGCTTAACACGGAGACCAACGGTTCCGCCACCACCAATGCAGGGCCTGCTGGAAAGTTCCAGTACATCGTCATGCATGTATGGGGTCGCCGTTCGTTCTATGACTTGACGTACAAGTCGATAAGCACGACACACCTGCCGCCGTTCTACCAGTCTGCACCCTCCAAGGAGAGCGCCGTGGTGGAGACCAAGTGGGGCAGTGCCGCAATCATCATAACGACTCCGAACATAGACTACGTCTACGGATACGGTGAGAACCCCGCAAAGCTGTCGCACCACCACTTCGGCTATGAGAAGTTTATTTTCAGGAAGCGTATTGCTGTGGAGGAGATCACGACGTTCTCCGGCATCACAGGCCCTAGTACAATAGTCCAGGAGATTGAGTCCGACAGCGTGTACTATTTATGGAAGGTGATACCGGGACACCAGACCAAGGTCACCGACAACGGTAGCGAGGATCCTGTTGACAGGAGGTTCTCCCTTGAGGCTTTCAACGGTCATTTCCACATACGCTTCGACCGTCAGCCCACCGAAGAGACACCAGTGCTGCTGAGAACCTTTGCACGCCCTCCCCTGCTGCGGTACGACACAGACACACCCAGGGTTCCCCCGGACTGCTATGACGCCCTCTACGCTCTCGCAGCGTCCTATCTCGTTGGTGACAGGGACGGTGAGCCAGCCAGGAAGTCACTGTACTTCCAGGAGTACCAGGTGCATCTGAAGAGGCTTCGCCAGACATACAACGTCGCGGGACACCATGTCGGCAGTTTCGGCAACGGTATATCTGGCAGAGGAGCGCGGTATTCTCCACGGAGAAACAAAACCATAACCGAGATAACGTAATGCCGTCATGGAAGGACTACAGGGGTCAGTCAGTAGGGCTGGCTCGGATCATGAGCGAGACCCCGTTCAGTGACGGAATGACTGCGCAGCTCATCCGTAACTGGGTGGTCGATGAGCGTGGCTATCTTGACAGTACGCACCGCATCATGTCGCTCATTCCGTATGAATGGAACGGAGGTCTCCCACCGAAAGCCTTCGAGGAGGACACCCTGGGGAACACCAAGAGGTCTGGCGTCCTTGCCATGGCGTACAACGAGATAGACGGTGAACGCCCAGA